AAAAAAAATCAATATAAAGTACCTAAAGGTTTTTTAAAAGCTCCAAAGTTTGATAATAAAAAAACAATAGTACCTAAAGGTTTTTTAAAAGCTCCAAAGTTAAGTAAAGAACAAAAGAAAAGATTAAAAATTCAAAAAGATATAAGAAAAAAACAATCTTTAGAAAGAGATCCAAGTGGTATGACACAATTACTTAACCAAGGTGGCTTAGTCAATGGTCAAGGTGCGGTAATTAAACCTAGAAAATTTAAGGTTTATTGATGGCTTATGCGAGAGGTAAAAAATCAAAAGCAATATCTGATAGGTCAGGTATGGAGTTTCCATATACAGAAATGGTTAAGGAATGGAATGGCTCTTTAGTACATCGTTCTGAGTTTGAAGCTAAACATCCACAAATAAGAAAAAAACATGTTAAAGCAGATGCAATAGCTTTAGTAAACCCAAGACCTATGCACCCTGATACGCAAAAAGAGTTTCTTTTATATATAAGTAATGGTTTCTTTTCTGAAACAAAAGATACTGGTATAACAGGTGGAGCAAGTATGACTCCTGCAAGCAGTGATAATATATTAGGTACTAAACTTACAGCTGTTGAAGCAACAGTATCTGTTGGAACAAATTTTACAGTGGTGATTTCATGAGTATTACACATACAGCTTTTTTAACACAAGTAAGAAACTATACTGAAGTAGATTCTAATGTTTTATCAGATACAATATTAGATCAATTTATAAGAAACATAGAATTAGATATAGCTGGTAAAGTAGATTACGATGATATTAGAAAATATGTTACTGCTGTTTCAGGAACAGCAAGATATTTAAATGTGCCAGATGATTGTATAAGTATTCGTTCTGTTCAAATAATAAGTAGCAGCACAAGAGATTTTTTAGAAAAAAGAGATACATCTTTTATAGCAGAATACAATCCTGGTGATTCTACAGGACAACCAAAATATTATGCAAATTGGGATGATAAAAATATTGTCTTTGCACCAATACCCGATCAAGCATATGAAATACAAATGAATTACATAAGAGACCCTGAGCATTTTGATTCGGCAACAACAACTTTTTTATCTAATCATCAAGAAAATTTATTGTTGTATGGTGTGTTAGTTGAATCTTTTAGTTACTTAAAAGGTCCTATGGATATGTACAAACTGTATCAAGACAAGTATAATGAAGAGATACAAGCATTTATGCTTACTCAAATGGGTAAACGCAGACGTGCTGATTATGATGATGGTGTAATGAGATTACCTGTGCAATCTCCTTCACCTTAACTTTTAAAGGAGAGAAAAAATGGCAATAACAACAAGTGCAGTATGTAATGTTTTTAAAACAGATGTATTGAAAGCAGTTCATAATTTTACAGCTGCTCCAACTGGAAACAGTTTTAAATTAAGTATGTATACTTCAAGTGCAACTTTAGGTAAATCAACTACATCTTTTACTTCAGATAATCAAGTAACTTCACCATCTGGCTATTCAAGTGGTGGTAAAGTTTTAGTGCAAGTAACACCAGCTTTAAGTACAGATACAGCTGTTGTAGATTTTGCAGATTTATCTTTTGTAGGTGTATCACTTACAGCAAGAGGTGCTTTAATTTATAACGATACAGCTTCTGGTGATCCAGCAGTTGCAGTATTAGATTTTGGTGGAGATAAAACAGCTACTTCAGGGACATTTACAATACAGTTTCCAACTGCTGATGCGTCAAATGCGATTATAAGAATAGCATAAAAATAGGAGTTTACACCCGTGACTACTAGAACATTAACTATTACTGTTGTTGGTGGTAATCCCTCTAATCATCCGTATCATAATGTTGGTTCTAGTAATAAATATGCAATAGATGGTTCTACTGCTACAGCAGATGTAACATTATATCTTGCTGAAGGTGGAACTTATGTATTTGATCAATCAGATAATTCAAACAGTGGACATCCTTTAAGGTTTTCTACTACAGCTAACGGTACGCATAGTGGTGGTTCAGAGTACACTACAGGAGTAACAGTTACAGGTAATGCAGGCAATGCAGGTGCTAAAACCACTATTGTGGTAGCTGATTCTGCACCCACTTTATATTATTATTGTACTAATCATTCCAACATGGGTTGGACTGCAAATACTGTTGCAGCTACTTCTTGGGGTGTTTTATCTTGGGGAGAAGGTGCATGGGGTGATCAAAACGATGTGTCTTTTTCTGTTACTGGAGTCTCCTCTGCTACTGCTATTGGTTCTGTTACTATTGACGCAGAAATAGGAGAAGGTTGGGGTCGAGGAACTTGGGGTAATAGAGTTTGGGGTGGTGTATATTCCGTCATACCCACAGGTGTAGCCGCAACTTCTGCAATAGGAACAGCAACAACAAGTATTGCAGTTACAGTATCTGTTACTGGTGTATCTACTACTTCTGCTGTAGGTGGTGTAACTACCACTCAAGGTGTTGAAATTACTCCAACAGGTTTATCTTTGACAGGTTCACTTGGTACAGTTACTTTTGATGGAGATGCAGCAGTAGGAGTAACAGGTGTAGCTATGACGTCAGGATTAGGTACAGCAATTGTTGCACCTATCACATTAGTAGATGCAACAGGAGTTGCTCTTACAAGTTCAATTGGTACTGTTGTCTTAGAAATGACTGGTACAGTAAATGTTACAGGAGTTTCATCAACATCCTCTGTGGGTTCTATAGTTCCTGTCTCAGGATACGATGTAACAGGAGTTGCTGCAACATCAGCAGTGGGAAGTCCAACAGAAGTTACAGGTGGAGGTACAGTAGACAATGTCACTGGAGTAGTATTGACGAGTTCAGTTGGAAGTGTAATAATAATAGCATGGTCAGAAATAGATACAGGTACTCCTGTAACGTGGACAAGAATAACAACAGCAGCATAAAAGGATAAAATATGGCTTCAACATACTCAGCAGATTTAAAACTGGAACTCATGGCTACTGGTGAAAACGCTGGTACATGGGGAACAAAAACAAATAACAATTTAAATTTAGTACAACAAGCAATCGGTGGATTTGAACAAGTAACAGTCGGGGATGGTGCTACAGTCGCACTTGCAATGACTGATGGTACAGTATCAAACGCAAGAAATATGGTTGTAAAAGTGGCTACTGTTACCCTATCAGGAGCCACTGTTTTAACTGTACCTGATAGCATAGAAAAAATGTATATTTTCGATGTAACAGGTGTAACCAACCCAACAAACTTAACTATTAAAACTGCAAGTGGATCTGGCTTTTCTCCAGACCAACAAAAAATATATTTTGCATATGCAGACGGAACTAATATTGTAGAAGTATCATTAGATAGTTTAGGTGGTGCAGTTGGTGTAGCAAGTTTACCAACAGTAACTGTAGCAAAAGGTGGTACTGGTTCAACATCAGCATCCGATGCAAGAACTGCTTTAGGTTTAGCAATAGGTAGTGATGTTCAAGCTTATAATGCTGATACAGTTTTTAAAGATGTAAACAATACATATACAAAAGCACAAAGAGGATCAACACAAACTGCTGGTTCTCAAACTGGTAGTGTTACATTAGATTTTGACACTTATCAAAACTTTGTTTTAACGGCAACAGGTAATGTTACATTAGCTAATCCTTCTACTGAATCAGTAGGACAATCTGGTATTATAGTGTTTGTTCAAGATGGTACTGGAAGTCGTACGTTAAGTTTAGGAACAGATTATGAAACTGCTGGTGGTGCTGGTTTGACTATATCCACTGCTGCTAATTCAGTTGATGTCATACCATATTTTGTTAAAGCTGCCTCAAGTATTCAGCTCGGAGCACCGCAACTTGCTTTTGCGTAGGGGATATAACCAATGCCAGTAAAAGGTGAATTTTTTCAAAATCCAGGTTCAAGTGGAGCAAGTTCATTTTATGATTATCAAATACCTTTTGGTTGTAAAATACCTAGAAGTCCTTCAGTAAGAACTGGAACAAATGGTGGTGGTTTTGGTTGGAGTGGTCAGGTTTACCCTAATACAAGTTCATGCACTAGATGGACTTTTAGCACATGGCTTAAAAAATTATTAGTAACTGATGAGATAGGACCAATAGATGGTGCTACTTTTACTCAAATGTTTGTGTCAAATATTGCTAATAACCAAGGAGCAAATTTAACTTTTACTTATGGTTCTGGTGCTGCCAACCAAGATGTAATTGGATTTGATGGTTCATCCTCTGTTAGAGGTTTAGAAAAATTTACAGACAGAAATAATTGGTGGCATTTGTGTATGATTTTTGATACTACACAATCCACACAATCTGATAGGGTAAAAGTGTATAGAAATGGTGTTTTAGCAGATGTTAATATAGGTTCAGTATATTCACAAAATGCTAATATAGAATTTGGTGTAGGTCAAGCATATGGCTCTCACTATTATGGCTTGTTTTATGGTGCTCATAACCACAGTGAAGGTAACAGTCTTGGATGCCAATTAGTAGTAGCAGAAACCATTATTAGACATAGTATTACTGGTGATAGCATAGCTAATTACGGATATTTAAAAAATGGGGTGTGGGTACCTCGAGACCCAACAGACTCTAGCTATATAAATTCAACTTTTGGTTCAGAAGGTCTTTGGTTTAAATATGCAGATGCTAGTAATTTAGGATTGGATAGTAGTGGTAACAATAATAGTGCAACTACAACACCTAATATAAATGCCGATCACCAAGTAATCGATACACCAACCAATGATGGGAGTTAAGTATGGCAGCTAATTCAAATTTTGCAGGATTTAATGGTCATAAACAAGGTAATAATGATGTAGCCTCAATAGAAGGTGGAACAAGTTACTCTATTACAACTAATAATAGAGGTTTTATAGGTAATTATAATTTAGAAATTGGTAAAAAATATTATTGGGAAGTAAGAGCAAAAAGTTTTGGTGGTACAAGTGACCAGCTTTTTATTGGAGTATGTAAAGATACAACTGATTTAAGTGGTAATAGAGGTGGTGGTCAAGTTGCTAGTAGTGGTTCATATGGTTTTGAAAATTATAATAATAATGTGTATTTAAATAGTGACAGTAGTTCAGGGTCTGGTCCTGGGCAATTTAGAAGTCCTCCTAATAATATAAGAGTAAAAGTTGATAGAGTTAACCATACTATTAGTTGGGCATTAGATGATGGTAGCTTTAGTTCTACTTATACTATACCTTCAACTGGTAGATTATATCCTTGGTTGGGTAGTGGTGGTGGTACAAATACAGCAGAAGCTAGAGCCAATTTTGGACAGGACAGTACTTTTTCTGGAGATTTGACCGCACAAACAAATACAGATGAAAATGGCTTCGGTGAATTTTATTACTCGGTGCCTTCTGGCTTCCTTGCGTGTTGCAGTGGGAACAAAAGTGTTAGTGCAGACATAGACCCTAATCTTACAGACGATAATCACCCAACAAAACAATTTACAGTTGCTCAATGGACAGGTAATAATAGTTCACAAACTGTCGACATTGGTTTTAAACCTGACCTATTGTTTTTTAAAATACCTTCATCAAGTAATTCTTGGACTGTTGTTGATACAGTAAGAGGAGGAACAGCTAGTTCAACAAAATCTTTAAAACTTGATGGTTCAGACCAAGAATCAACTGGTGCTTATGTTGCTTTGACTGGGTATGTTTCTAATGGATTTACTTTGACTTCTAGTTCTGGTTCAGATTTCAACACTAATGGTACAGTTTATAATGCGTATTGTTGGAGAGCAAATGAAGGAACAAATGTTACTAATAATGATGGCGATACAACAGCTTCTGTATCTGCAAATCCTAAAGCTGGGTTTAGCATATGTACTTATTCAGGAATCGGTAGTTCTAATGGTCAATCCACAGTTGGACATGGTTTAAATTCTGCTCCTGAAATAGTAATACACAAAGGAAGAAATACGACCGCAGGATGGTGGACTCAATCTTCTTTTTTTACAGGTCCTAATTACTTAATGCAATTAAATACTACTGCTGGTCAAACTGAATTTACAGGGTATGGTAATTTAGTGGCTCCTACGAGTAGTGTTTTTTATATTAATGGTATAGATGGAATAGGTGGAGGAAGCACTAATTATGTATCGTATTGTTGGCATTCAGTTCCTGGCTATAGTT